TTTGTTAATGGGACATTTGATCTCTTACATCCTGGTCATGTATCACTATTGAATTGGGCAAAATCTCTTGGAGATTATCTTGTAGTTGGTATTGATACTGATGCCAGAGTGAGAGAAAAAAAAGGAAATACTAGACCAATATATAATCAAGAAGATAGGGGCATCATGCTTATTGCTCTATCAGCAGTTGATGAAGTCAGGTATTTTGATAGTGATGAATCATTAGAGTCCTTGGTAAAGGACATCAAACCTGATATAATGGTTGTAGGTTCTGATTGGAAAGGTAAATCAGTAATAGGTTCTTACTGGTCTGCTGAACTAAAATTTTACGATAGGATTGAAAAGTATGCGACTAGCAAGACAATTCAATGTATTATTGATCGGGGATAGTTGTACCGATGAGTGGGTGTATGGATCTTGTGATCGTTTAAGTCCTGAAGCACCAATTCCTGTCATGAAATATAGGGAGACTCAAAGTGCTCCTGGCATGGCAGCAAATGTTTATGAGAATTTACAGTCTCTTGGTATCAATGTAAATTTCTTAACTCACAATGAGAAGATTACAAAGACAAGGTATGTTCATGAAAAATCTAATCAACAGATCATGCGTCTGGATACTGAACCAGAGGTAGAACCATTACATCCTTCTCAAATTACCATGGCAGCAGTGCATCAAAGTTATGATGCTATTGTTATATCAGATTATGATAAAGGATTTATATCTGTAGAAGATATTCAACATCTTGCTAGTAGGAATCCAGACATAAAAGTATTTGTTGACACTAAGAAGAAGAAGTTACCTACACAGTATCCTAATATAATCTATAAAATTAATCAGAAAGAATTTAATTTATTAGACGCAAATCATATACCTAAGGGTGAGAATATGATTGTAACTCACGGTGCTAATGGTGCATTGTGGAATCATAAAACATTTCCTGTCCCTATCACTAGAGTGTTTGATGTAACAGGTGCTGGCGATACATTTTTAGCAGCACTAGTGTTTTATTATGTACAGTTACCAGACATGGATGAGTCTATTAATTTTGCTAATAGATGTGCAGCGATAGCGGTACAAAATCCTGGCACATATACTTTGACTATGGAGGATGTAGATGGTATCCTCAAATAACATACTATATAATGGGAGACTATGAGTATGACAGATTCAGGAATTAAATTTGTAGAAAAAGGATGGGGTTACGAGAAGTGGATCGCTAACTCTCCAGAATATTGTGGTAAACTTTTATTCATTGCTAAAAATAAAAGATGCTCATGGCACTACCACAAATTAAAAGACGAAACCTTTTATCTACAGTCAGGTCTCATTCATTTGTTTTATGGCAAGGATGATGATCTAGCAAAGGCAAACACATTAATACTAGAACCTGGCATGAAGTTCCACATGAAAAGAGGAACTAGACACCAGATGGTAGCAATACAAGACTCAGAATTATTTGAATTTTCTACACAGCATTTTGACTCCGACTCTCATCGAGTTATTCAAGGAGATACTCTTCCACAGTCTTGAATTTGTAATCTTTTAACCATTCCATGTCAGCTTTGGTATAATATTGGTACTTACCTTTAAGATTAGGAGGAAAAGGAATTGGAGACAGTTTCGACCCAGATTTTGCTGAAACTAGTTGAGCTACAGTGTCAATTGTTATTGGCTCTCCTGTGCCAAGATCGAATATGCCAGAACCCGCAGTGTTTGATAGTACAACATTCACAAGATCCCCTACCCACACATAGTCACGATATATCTGATCGCTCCCCTCAAACGGATGTATTTGACCAGTCACCGCCTGCCACTGGAACTGACTGACTAGTGATGCCATAGTCCCTTTGTGTTGTTCACCTGATCCGTACACATTAAAGTATCGGAACCCTTGAATATATCTGAAGCGATCAATATTATCCAAGACCCAATAGTCTATGGTTGCTTTTGATAATGCATAATAATTTAAAGGATTAATGATACCTTGCTGATTACCATAGACAGATGCTGAACTAGCATACTTTACAGGGATGCCATACTCAATTGCTTTCTCAAATAACTTAATACTATATTCAGTGTTGTATTTGTAGACCATCTCAAGGTTCTTGTTGGTCGTAGAGGACAACGCACCTTGATGGATAATCATATCAATTTTATCCCAACTCTTAAAGTTGTCGAAAAAATCAAAACAGTTCTCCATATCAATTCCAATACCATTGTCAAGGGAACTTTGAAAGTGCCTTGCAATGAATCCATCGGATCCCGTTATAATGTTCATGCTAAGATGTTTACTGTATATATTCTAGCACAGATAAATACTAAAAAAAGTGCTTAGAGCCGTGATAGGAAGACTTGCCTCGCTGAAAACTACATTACAACTGGGTACTGTTACCAATACCCTGTTGTATACAGCAACCGAAATGGTAACAGTTAACATCTCAGCATCAAATCAAACTGAGGAGGAGTTAACTCACTCTGTGTCAATATCTGGTGACAGTGGTGCTCAAGAATTAACAGTCACTGATGGTGGATCTGGTTACTCTCTTGGTTCAAACCTACTTTTGCTTGGAGGATCTGGAACAGGAGCGTCTGTTAATATTACCGAGGTTTCTAATGGTGCAGTAACTGAAGTTGAAATTGTTGCAGATGGTTCAGGATACTCTACTGGTGATGTCCTTACAATTCCAAACGCCAACGCCACTGGTGCTAAGACACTAGGTCCTTTTATTAGTAATGGTACTGGTTATACACAAGGTATTTACGCAGATGTTGGCACTACATCAGTATCTGGTTCCAGTTCTCCAGAATCATACACTGTATATGTTACTGGAGCACAGCAAGGAGGATATGGAGGAGACTTCTATACTTTTGGTAACGGTGGCACTGATAGACTTGGATCAGTATCTGGTAACGCTCCTACTATTAATCTTACCGTTGGTGACACTCTTAATGTTGATCTAAATGATATTGCTCCTGCTCACCCCTTTGCTATCAGAACTAGTTTAGGTGGCACTGCTGCTGGTGGTGTAACTGGAGAGGGAACTGCTAATGTTACTTGGGATACTACAGGACTTCCTGCAGGGACATACTACTATCAGTGCATGAGTCATCCCTCAATGAATGGTCAGATTGTATTGTCTGCAGCAGGTGGTTCTGGTTCTGGATTAACTGTTGATATTGAGGTTGATAATAATGAAACTGTAGTTAGTGCAGTAATTAATAATGATGGTCTCAATTATACTGATGGTGATATTGTTACCATAGATGGTGGCGACGCTGCTGATCTTGCTAGACTTAATGTATCTGTTACTCACGGCAATAGTGCAAAATTAAGCGGTGTCTATGCTGGTAACCTAGACTCAGATTACATTGCCTATGGTATTCCAATGAAAGTTGGTGGCAATGACATGTATGATGATGTTACCTTAAAACCAGGTGACGCAGTATATGTTTCCTCATCTGAACCTGGCGTAAGTTTTACTGTCATCGCTAACAAAGCATATGGTAATGTCAATGCAGATGTTCAGAAAAATTTAGGTAGAAGAAATTCATATATTAGTAGCACTGCTTTCCCTCAGATTAATGATAATGTAGGATTATTTACATCAAAGTATGATGGTGTAGCAACTATTCATGTATCAAATAGGAACTCGGATCAAACTGCTGCAGTCTCCGTCGGTATTGCCGAAGGTGACACTAGCACCTTTGGTGTTGCAGATTTCTTTGTGTTTGGACAGAGACTACAACCATTACAAGATTTAACGATTGATAATATTGGTATTGCTAGTGGTCAAACTTTAATTACTAGAGCATCTAGAACTGATGTAGCATTTGCTGCATACACTAGACCTATCGAACTTCAGTTTGCTGGTGTAGGAACTGATGGAAGTGTCAACACTACTGGTGTCATCACTGCCACAGCGTTTGCTGGTGATGGATCTGCTATCACTGGTGTGATCGCTGCTGGATCTGGTGTTAGTATTACCAGTAATGGATCTCAAGTTGGTGTTGCTGCTACTATCGACTTTGGATCAGAGTTTAATATTACTACAGTATCTGCTGGTGTTGCCACAATTACTGCTGGTACAATTCCTAGTGCAACTACTGCAGACTTCGCATCTGTTGCTGGTGTAGCGACCGTTGCTACAACTGCTAACTCTCTTGCCGTTGGTGTTGCTGTAACTCGTGCTGATACTGCTGGAGTTGCTGATCAGTGTACAGGTAACTCTGCCACTGCTAGTGTAGCGTCAGGTATTACGAGTGACTTTGATATCTTTACTAACAATCCTATCAGAACCACCGACAAATTCTTTGGTGATGGTAGTCAACTCACTGGTATCGTTGCTACAGGTAATGGTATTGGTATTCAAAATGGTGGAAGTTTTGTAGGAACAGGTATCACTGTTAACTTTGCACAAAGCATTGATGTTACTCCAGTATCTTCTGGTATCACAACCGTATCAGTTCAGAAGGTTCCTCATGCTGACATCTGTGGAGTTGCTACCTTTGCAAACCTTGCAGGTGTTGCTACCTTCGCAGACAACGCAGGAATCGCTTCTAATGCACTCAATGCTAACTTTGCACAGGCAGCGTCATTCTCTACCTTAACAGGTGCTGCAGAGACATCTAAGAGTCTCTACACTGAGCACAAAGGAAACTTCTTACCTTTACCTGTTACTCTCGGTACTAAGACAACAGATCACAGATATATTGGTGTTGGATCTGATAGATCAATCAACATTCAAGGTTTTGAGTCACCTTACTTAAGGTTTGAGGTAGGACAAACATATAGATTTGAAAATGCTGCACAGCAGGGAAATTATCCTCTTGAATTTTATTATGCAGCGTCAGGTGATCCAGTAGGGTTTGGTACTACAAGTCCCGCTAAGATGACTCAAGGTGTTACTGTGACTGGATCTTATACAGAGATATCAGTTACTGAAGAGACACCTCAGTTATTCTACTATGGTGTTGGAGTTGGAACTACTATGGGTAGTATGGGTAACTCCATTCAAGTATTCAACAGTGACTTCCATAAAGTCTTGAGAGTAGGAGAGTATAAAAATAAGGCAGGTCTAAAGACATGCACACACACTCAAATGTTTGAGGGTCGTGCTACTGCATCGTATATGAACACTAACTTAGGTGTAGGTAACAGTGACTATGTGCCTGGTGATAGATCACACAATGTTAGTTCCATTGAACAGCAATCTACAGGTGTTTACCAAGTAAACTTTGCTGACGCAATGAATGATAATAACTATGCGGTGGTCATCAACGGTAGAGGCACAAACAATTTTCCTGGCGGTTTAGTTGATGCTACCGTATACGACAGGACAATTACGGGATTTGGTGTTACAATATATAACGGCATTCCTGCTCCAGAAGATCTAAGGGATGTTAATATAGTTGTGTATGGAGGTCAAGATGGAGAACCTACATTCCTATAAATAATTTTTCATATTTCTAGAGCACTATGAACTTTACTGTCTACTCAATGGATGGTTGCGATTATTGTGACAAAGTTAAGCAACTCTTGGAGTTGACAAAACAAACTTACAGAGTGTATACTTTGGACGAACACTTTACGATTGAGGAATTCAATCAGGAATTTAATTCCTTTCAATTCCCTCAAGTGGTTGTGGACATTCCCGAAGAGGGAAGAGTACATGTAGGAGGGTCTCTTGAAGTTGCCTCCTTTTTTAAAGAACGCAAACTCGCTAGCTAAATAAAATTAATTAGCATGGAGGGGCATTTTTAAATCCTAAAATAACCCTATAGAGAAAAACAATGTTAGCAGTATCTTTGGTCTTCGGATCTTTTTTTGTTATCCTGACAGCAATTTTGTCTGTAATGTTAGGATGGGTGCTCAGAGAGTACATGTTTTATCATCACGACAGACCTAACATTAATCCTCCAACTCATCCTGAAATGTATGATGAAGATGGAAATATTCTTCCTGACTCTCTAATTGCATTTCGGTTTTTGAATGAAAATGAGGATGTAGAAGACGACATTTAACTTTTGAAACTTAATTATGGCAAAATTACCACCTAAACCTCTCGTTAGTGAAGTCTTGGACGCAGTTCATAAGGCAAAGACTAAAGATAAAAAGATTGAATTGCTTAGAGACTATGACTCTAAAGCACTTCGTTATTGTCTTATCTGGAATTATGATGAGAGTTTGAAGAGTGCATTACCTGATGGAGATGTACCATTTGAACCAAATCCTTCCCCTACAGTGGAATCTCAGAGCAAACTTGCATCTGAGTACAGAACACTGTATAATTTCATTGAAGGAGGTAACTATGAACTCACGAGCACTCGCCGTGAGGTCTTGTTCATCCAACTGCTTGAATCCTTAAATCCAGGTGAAGCAGAAGTATTATGTTTAGCAAAGGACAAAAAACTTGGCAGAAAATACAAATGCAGCTTCCCAGTCGTTAAAGAAGCCTACCCCGATATCGTCTGGGGCAACAGGGTCTAGAGTATGGACTCCTGAAGAGAAAAAGGAGGCAAAGGAATTATATTGGATCAATATCCATGAAACAGATTGTGACTTTGCTAAGTCACAAGACACTTCTTTGCCTACCAATTCGTTTGTAGTATCATATACTTCAGACAATTCTGATGTCATCCACTACGACATTGTGATGGCACAAAAACAAAGTGATATCTTTAATTTCTATTGGGACAAACTCAAGAAGGGATTGAAGGCAATCGCATTTACAAAAGGTAATAGGAAACCCTCTCTTTGGGGTGTTCAACCTAAACCACCATCAAAAAGAAAGAAAAAAGAATGACAAAGATCCTTGTTACGGGTCATAAGGGATTCATTGGCAGTTATGTGTTTGATCACCTTAGACATGATGCAGGTTATGGATACTCAGTTGATGGTATGGATTTCCCCGATGATGTCGGGGATTTTCAGTCTGAGATTGGTATGTTTGATCAACCCTATGATGTTATTATTCATCTAGCAGCGTTTGCTGCTATTAGAGACAGCATAGATAATCCAGAAAAATTTTGGGAGAATAATGTAGAGAAATCTAAACCTATTTTTGAATATTGTAAGAAATATAGAACTAGGTTACTCTATGCTAGTTCGGCACAAGTCGAGGAGTGGTGGCAGAACCCTTATGGTATCACCAAGAAGGTCAATGAACTACAAGCACCACCTAATAGTGTAGGAATGAGATTTCAGACCGTCTACGGTGAGAATAGCAGACCTGACATGCTTTACAGAATGCTACAGGATAAGACCGCAAAATATATTACTAATCATAAAAGAGATTGGATTCATGTGAAGGATGTTGCTAGAGCAATTTGTTACTTAATGACAAGCACAACCACAGGAGTTATTGATATTGGAACAGGAGAAACTACTACGGTAAGAGAACTAGCAGAGGCATTTGGTCAAGCAAATCTACCAGTCAAGGAGCACACGCCAGGCGAGAGAGATGTTACATGTGCTGACACTACAGCACTGTGTGAACTCGGTTGGTTTCCAAGGGAGAAAGTTTTAGACTCAATCCCTGAGGGAAAACCGAACCCCAATTACAGATAATCGGGAAAAAAAATCCCAGAATTTTTTTGGTCTGTAGGGTTCACTTTACCAAATGTTACAATAAGTGGTCATATACATAGTAATGTGTTATAATGCACATATCGTTCATCCCTTAAGGGACGCAAGTAGGTCGCGGAACGGAGCGTTCATCCTATGATACATTTAGTAGGACTATTGGTTGCAGGTGTAACTTGTGCGGATATTGCTGAAAAGCTTGACCGCGTAAAAAGACATCCTGACCTCACACCTCAACAGAGGATTGAAGTCATGGAAATCTATCAAGTTCATCTAGTTGAAACAATGGGTCTAACATGTACATGGGACGCAAACGACTGAAGGAACGGGGCTAAAATCCCAACTACTTCAGGAGAAGGCAAATGACTCAAATCACCTATCGCGGTGTCAAATACGACGCCGAAGGATATAAAGCAAAAGTTCTCGCAGAGAGAGAACAAAACCGTAACCATGAACTAATGTATCGTGGTATTAAGGTGAAACGCAAGTTCGCCTCTAAGAGTTAGACCAATGGAAGCACTATACATTGTCGGAGGAATCTCCCTAGGATGTGCCGTGTTTCTCGCGTTTATTTACGGCGAAGTACTCCTATTGAGGAATACAGAGATCTGAAGGTCAGATCCATCATTGGCATCAAGGGGGGTTTACACCCCTCTTTTTTTATACTATAATGTTAAAAAGTTACTAAATCTATGGCACTTCATATGAGAGAACAACTGCTCAGAGCAGTATTGGCACATGCTCAAGGCGAAATTGCCAAACACAGAGCAAATGTGGAGGTATATCTAGAGCATCCAGCAGGTATTGGAGAACATTCAGATATTACTGAGGCAATCCAAGTTGAACTTGATAAGATTGCTAGATATGATGATCAATTGGAAGTTATAAACAAATATTTTAAGTCAAGTTCAACTATGTCAAACATAGATAGAAGGTCTAGTGAACTACTGAATGAATAATCATGAACAAAGGAAAATTAAAAGTTTTACTTTTTGATCTAAAAAACATTGTTGAAGAGATTGAGTCAGAAATTTACTCTGACATAAGTGCTTATACAACAAAACAGGAAGTTCTTAGTGATTTTCCTCAAAAAACTACCGACTATGATGAAGTATTCGACGATGACGGATATCCCGATTAATGGGGTTCATTCTTGCAGTCTCTCATTATATTGAGATTGGAGAATAAACGGAGAAACAATGATACTCCAATTATCCGACATCTTTCACCTATTAACAGATAAAAAAATAAAAATTATATCTCATGATAGAATTGCTTGGAAAGGCATGAACCTGTCTAGAGAACTTTTCATGAAAACTGTAGATCAGAAAAGATACATTGATTGTGAAATTACATATCCTGGCATTATCGCAAAAAATGCTCCTAATCCCCATAATTTGAAATACCGCATGATTGATGGCAAACACCGTATTGCCAAATTGCGTCAAATGGGTATTCACAGGAGCTTGTTTTATGTGCTAGAATTTGGTAAAATAGAGAAGTATCTCAAACCTAAACCATGAAACCTACCGTTATCCTTGAGAGGTATCCCTATCGTTATGTCCAGTGTGGTACATTGGAGATTAACGGAAAACCTGATTTTCGTATCCAAAAAGTCGATGAGTATACTAATCGATACAGGGATATGTACCTATGTGACAATCAAGTCCAGTTAGATTATGCTATCGAGGATTTTGAATACACCAAATGGTTAGACCCTGCAGGTGTACCTTGTTATGTCAAGGATGATGATTGTGTGTCAAGTTATGTCTGATGATTGGCGGTACACACCGCAAAAAATGAAACTCAGACAAGAGTGCCTTAAACTACTACTAACTAAATATGGTTGTAAAGGTTATCATGCACAATCAATCTACGAATGTGCTCATGACTGGATTTCGCAAGGAAACAGCAATACTGAAAAATTAGTAAGTTTTTACAAAAGGTACTATGAGACTAAAAGACACCATCAAACTGGTGAAGAAAGCGTTAAAAAACCCTGAAATGTATACTGAGTCTGAACTCTCTTATATGCGTAGGGCAAAAAAGAGAGCAAAGGCACAACTTAAATTAAAACAATTGAGAAGACTACAGGATGACAGTAAACCTGATTCAGGCAACACCTGACGCGGAAAAACTCATGGCATATGTTGCCAGAGTATCAAATCCGAATAATCAAGAGAATCCTAATTACGCTGGACTTTTAAAATATTGCATCAAACATAACCACTGGTCTGTATTTGAGCAAGCGTTTATGACGCTTGAAATTGAAACTACCAGAGGTATTGCAGCACAAATTTTAAGACATCGTAGTTTTACATTCCAAGAGTTTTCACAACGCTATGCAGATGCTAATTTATTAGCAACAAATATTCCTGTACCCGAACTTAGGAGGCAGGACAGTAAAAATAGACAAAATTCTATCGATGATATCTCGCAGAGTCAGAAGGAACAACTTCAAAAAATTATTCAAAGGCATTTCGTTCAGGCGACTGATCTATACAATGAACTTATCCGTGAGGGCATTGCGAAGGAATGTGCGAGATTTGTTCTCCCGTTAGCAACTCCGACTAAAATCTACATGACAGGTTCATGTCGTTCATGGATTCATTATATTGAACTAAGAACTGCAAATGGCACTCAAAAAGAGCATATGGATATTGCTAATGAGTGTAAAACAGTATTTACCGAACAATTCCCAACTTGTGCAGAGGCATTGGAGTGGGTCTAAATAAAACTACCTTGTAAACTTTTATGGCTACTTATCCTGTAATTAACAAAGAGACTGGCGAACAGAAAGAGGTTGCAATGAGTATCACAGAATGGTCTAAGTGGTGTGAGGATAATCCCGATTGGAAAAGGGATTGGTCTGATCCATCAACGATGCCTGGTGTAGGAGAAGTTGGAGAGTGGAAAGACAAACTCAGAAAATCCAAACCTGGTTGGAATGAGATCTTAGGAAGAGCTCAAAAAACAGGTCAAAATCGCCAAAAACTCACTTTAGACTAATATGCCAAGAAAAAGAAAAACTGCAGGTGCAATTATTGGGATTGGACATTCGGCAAAACAAATGCGTCGGAAAAAACCAATCAACAATGATTTTCTCACAGACATACAACCACTGACTGACAATCAGAGAAAGTTGTTTGATGATTATAAGGCAGGAAAGAATCTTTTCGTATATGGTTGTGCAGGTACTGGTAAAACTTTT